TGTAACATAGATCTTAACCATTAAGATTTTTTGTTTCCACCAAATTCTACCCGAGACTGCCTTTCTTGCGAAATTGGCATGGAGGGGTGCTCTTCCCTCATAAGGTCGTTGTCAACTGATTTTTGTTGATCTTTAGTTAAATTAGCAAAATATTCATCTCTTGACTCTTTAACTTCAATCGGACATCTCATTAACATTAATCCACCTACTGCAATAGTGCCTTTAAATTTTCCTGCATCTAAATGAGGTAAATCTATTCTGTCTGGATATTCATCTGCTTTCACAGGTTCATATCCCGATCTGATTCTAGCAACTACGTTTTTATCATCTTGCGTACCTCTATACTCAAATCTTACCCACCGATGGTGAAAACCTTCTGGTGGTTCAGGGGCATCTAAATTAGATGGCGGAGTCCAACCTTTTTTACGAGTTTGTTGTTCACGGGTCTCTAATTTGCGTGAGGTTTTTTGTTTACTATCTGTAGTCATATTACGCCTCCTTCACGTGTTTTGCGTACTCTTCGAGCGGCACACCAAGTTTTTTTGCGATAGCTACCTGTGAAGGTGTGAGTCTCACAGTGCGGCGTCCAGTGGACGATGTTCTTACAGCAGAAGCAACCTTTTGCTTTGGTCTGCTGACCTCCCCGCCATCCGAAAATTTATGGGGAAACTCTTTACGTATACGTTTATCTATTTCTTTATAATACTCATCCGAGGTTACGTCAAACCCTTCCGATACTATTTCGTCATGAAAAGACATTGCAGTATAGGTCATAGGCTTGTCATTACCAAACCAAGAATTTTTTTCTGCCCATTCTTGAGCTTTAGGGTCAGGTTGTCTTTGTTGTTGTGTTTCTTGAGGTGCCCACGGCTGTTCATTGTCTGGTTCTTCCTTTACCGAATCCGCTTGAGCTTGTTTTTGTTTTCTTATTTTTAATCTTTCCTGTTCAATAGCTAGTTTTGCTAATTCTTGTTGAGCAAGAACTTGTTTTTCAACATCACTATTTTCTACTGCTTGTTGAAGAGAGGCTTTTAATAAACTTTCGTTAGATGTTAAACGTTCTTCATCAGAAGCGATTCTTTCCTTTGATGTTACAGTTGAAAAAGATTTTAAATTTTTATTTTCTAGTTGTATTTTTTTTGCGTATTCAATTGCTGCTTGTTCACGTCTCTCCGCTTCACGCATTTTCTTTGTTAATTTATCAATACGTTTTTTTACACCCGTGCTGTATTCTTCAAGTTCTTCTTCTTTTGTTTCTACAACAGGGGTTTCTGTTATTTCTTCTTGAACTTCTACAACAGGGGTTTCTGTTGAACTTTCTTTAACAGCATCAACTTTATCTTCTTTAAGTTCTATATCTACTGATTCTCCTGATGTATCTATTGGAACCATTTTTTCTGCTTTATTTGTTTGTACTTCTTGCATAGAATTCTCCATGTTACATTAAATTAGCTGGCAATATATCTCGAGGATCTTCGACAACTGCCAGTACTTCATCGTCGTTGATTATGCGAAGTTCACCACCATCAATGCTAAGTCTTGCTCCTGCATATTTTGTAATGATAATCCAATCGTCTTTTTTGCACCATGCACCATTAGGAAATTTATCTTTATCCATATAAGCATCAGGTCCTACGGCAATAACTTTACAAATATTAGTAGCAATAGAAGCTTGTTCAATAGCTGTATCTGTAAGAAGAACGCCACCTGCTGTTTTACCTTCTAATTTTAAAGGAAATAAAACAAGACGGTATCCTGTTGGTTGAGGTACTTTTTCTATGTCTTTCTTTTGTTTCTCTTTCTTTTTACCATCCCAAATATGTTTTGGCATAATTAGTTTACTTGCTGGCTTATTCATCCGATAGCTCCTGTTTTTTTAGCAGGTCCGTGAGTTCCTGTACTTCTTGTTGTAAGGCATGTAACTTACCCGTTAAATACCTATATTCGTCCCAACTTGAGACGCCTTGCAATATAGCTTGTTCTACCGCTGTTTGTCTAGCAATTAATTCTTTTTTGTAATAAGTAAAAAAATTCTCTAAGCGCATGATTTCATTTGATCAGCCATGGCTTTTGCTCTGTTAGGTGTTTGTTTTGCCCAACGTGAGTCTAGCATCTCAATACTCGCAACGTCATATTGAGGTGGATCTTGTTGAAGAGCCTTCCACATATTGCGAAATTTTGATACGCCTGATTTTCCAAGCTGAAATACCATTTCTATAATTATTATTTCTGCATCACTACTGATGTTTGCTTTACCGCCAGAGGGACAATTATTAATAAGATCTTGAGCGCTTTTTATTGCGTTTTGTAAATCAGCTTCAAGAATGTCCATAAGAAACTTTTCTTCGTATTCTTTATCGTCTTCCCAAAAGTCTTCGACGCAGAGGTGTCCTACGCCCACCGTTCTTTTGTTTAGGGTATCTAGGTACACCTTGTTTCTGTAACCTTCATGCTTCTTTACAGAAGCTAAAAGTTTTTCCATATTAATCATGTATAAATTTTTGTTATAGGTCTTTTATCTTTTAACATTCTACCAAAACCTCTTGGTTTAACTTCTATATAACCTCCCATGCTCTTTTTGACAATCTTATTCCCATGTTTTTTTGCCCAACTCTTAGCAATTTTGGGTTCATTGGCATAAAGATACGCTCTTTGTTTTTTAGAGCGAAAAGGCATTAGCTTTTCTTTTTAGGTTTAAAAGCAGTCTTAGCTGATTGTTTTAAAGCTTTTGCAGAAACAGTGCCTTTGCCAGGTCGACTCGTTCCAGCTTTACGGCGTTTGTTCATGTTGTAGTAAAGTCCCTTTTTAACAGTTCTTCCATCTTTAGTTACATGAGTTCCTTTTTTAGCTTTGATAACAGAACCTTCTCTAGAACCTTTTGCCATACCACCACTTTTTCTTTTCATTGGATTATAACCTGTTACACTCTCTACAGTCGGATCTTTAGAACGACCCATTGGATTCATTCCACCGCCCATAGTTCCGCCCATACGTCTTTTGATAACACCTCTACCAATAAGGACGTCTTTTTTTGTTACTTTACCGTCTCCACTTAAATCTTTCATTTTCTTTTTCATTTAGTTAATCCTTTCGCCTTCTCAAAACTTCTCATTCCCGCTACGCCGAGCATTGAAGTGACAATTGCTAATAATGGCCCAGTTTCTATGGCAGGCGGTACAATATCTATACCTGAAAATTTTGCATACCATTCAATACATGGGGATAAGATGAACGCGAAAAATAAAGCTAGGGCTCCGCACCATCCTATAGCTGGTCGCCAGCCAGCAACGAATACGCTGCGATGGCTGGCTTCCTTTGCATTAACATCTAATTGTTTTTCCGCAAGCTTTTGTTGAATGCGTTGCATTATAATTTTTTTATCTAATTTCTCTTCTTCTGAGGTATGAATTGAATCGATTACGGAAGCAACTTGTTTAAGTGCTCCGTCTTTGCCTCCTAACAAACCTGAAAGTAGGCCAAAAGCCATTACGCAGCCCCACCAGTTAATTGACCTATTACAATAATTACTACTATTGCAACAATAGCCGCTTTAATCCAGTCTTTCATCTTCCAATCCGACCACTCTTTGATGTGTGCCCATAGATCTTTTAGTAAGTTCATAGAACCTCCTTTTTTATTAAGAAAAATAATTTATCTTATTTTACGATTAAAATAAACCTTTGAATGGTACTTTTTTAATCTGTACTTTACTTCTTTGTCCTTTTGGTCCAGCTCCAAGGTTTTGTGTAACTTTTGGTCCTTCCATTGTAGCTGAGTAAACGTCTGCAATTGCTGTTTTATTTACATGAGGACCTGCATAAGGATTCATGTCTTTCGAAACAGTCATTTTTGCATTCGGATATAGTGAACCATTTATAAATTTTGGTTTTGGATTGTTTAATGCCATGTTATCTCCTAATGTATGGTAGGTTTTATCACTTTAATAAAATCTACAGCGTTATTGTCAAATAAAGTATTACCCTCTGCCTTACCAAGCTCATCATGATAAAGAAGAGTAGCTATACTCATCATTGCTCCCCCTATTAGTAACCTATCTTCAGAAGATTGTGAAGATTTTTCCACAATATTCATTAGCATATCAAAAAAACTAGCTAATCTTTCCTCAGCAGTTACAATATTAGTTTTCAAAACGTATATTTCGTTGCTCATCTATTTTTTTAGGTTCTTTTGCTTTAGTTAGATTAACATTTGCACGTAATTGAGCAATATCTTCTTGAGAATCAATTCTATCTTGAGCTATTTCACCTGTTTGTTGTAATTTTTGTTGATCAATACTTAATCTTCCTTGATCATTCTGCTCTTTTCGTTGAATATCTCTTGCTTTAAGCTGTATTTCCTGTTCTTTAAGCGCGACTAACGGATCTTGACCTTGATTTTGTGTTTCTTGTAATTCATCTAACAACATTTCTTCTAAATATTCATCAATTTTCGCTGCAACTTGTGTTTCTATTACTTGTTGGAATTGCTGTTGTAGTTCTGGAGGTAATTCACCGCCATATTTCGCTGCTTCTTGCTGTATTGCTTCTGCATTTGCTGCTTCAATTTCTTCTCGAGCTAACATCGATACATGTTCCAAAATATGAGTTTGAAAAACAGTCATAACTTGAGGATTAGATTTTACTAAAAGAGAAGACATTGTAGTTCTATGTGCACTAATGTGTGCTTGATGATCCTGTCCTCTAAATGCTGTTAATGTCATCATGGCTAATGCATTAGAGTTTTCTATTGCAGGATCTTTTGGAGAAGGTGTTTGAGGAACAGGTAAAATAGCTTGAATATCTGTTACACCTAAAGCTTGATACATTCTTTTATACGCTTCGTATAAGTTATGCATTTCAGGATTTGTCTGTGCTAATTGTAATTGTGTTTGTGCCAACGTAACACGTTGAGACATAGAAAAAATGTTTGGATCAGAAACAGGCATAATATCAACACGATCATCAAAGTCTGTTGACTTAACACTAGGAACAATATCTTGTCCTACATCGTACGGATAAAAAGGTTCTGTAAATTCTTTAAATACTTTAGCTAATAATTGAAATTCAATCTTCTGTGCATAGTGACATCTTTTATGAATAGCCGACATAACTCTGGAGCCTCTTTCCATAAGAGCCATGGTTGTCCCTACAGGTGCATTTGCTGCTACACTGTCACCAATCTTTTGATCAGCAATCGTAGCAAAACGTTGACCCGCTTGGACAACAAATCCTAATAATTGAAATAATGTTTGACTTGGTTCTTTGTAAGGTAAAGGCATTAAGCCTGCACGTAGATCACCACTTGGTGCGTCTACATCTCTGAACTCTCCTGGTTGGAGGGGAGTATCGTCGTCTTTAACTCGCAGCCCTCTAGCTTTAAAACCCGCAGGGAGATTGGACAATGTACCTGCATCAATAAGTTGTCTAAGTGCTGACGTTGCAGTTCTGGAGAGACCCCCGAGCATGTGGATAAGACCAAAGCCATAAAAGCCAAGCCCAGGTAAAAACTTATAGTGTACAAAATATTGTTTCTTTTTATAAAAAGCATCATCTTCTGCATAGTTTCTGTAAATAGATAAAACCTTTCCTGATCCTTCATCAATTGTAATAATATATGGAAGTTTTATTCCATCTTGATTTTCAAAACCAGGTAGATCTAAATCACAATGCATTTCTAATAACGTATAGTTATCATTATTGTAATTAGTATTTTGAGTTCCTTCTATTCTGTTTTTTGCTTCTTGAATACGAGAGTCTTCATAAAAAGGTTGTATGTCAATATCACGGTACATACCAATGACTTGCATTTTTTTAATTTCATTTTCTGTTCGACGAAGAACATGTGTAACTCTTTCTGCTGATAATAAATCAGTAGATAAATAAGGAACAATTAAATCATCTGCAGGAATAAATTTAGACACTGCTCTGCCTAGTGTTCCGTCAAAATAAATCTTCTTAAATGTTGAACCTGTCAACGGTAAATAAAAAAGCATTTGATCAAGTTCAGGATCAAACTCTTCCATCACATGCATAATCTGATAGTTCATAAAATCACGAACTCTCTCCGCTTGTTGTTCTTTTTCCGTGTCAGGCGTTCCTATAATCTGTGTTCTTACAGGTCCTCCTGAAGGGAGTAATTCTTTATATGCTTGTGCTTGAAACTGTGTAACAGATTCGGATAACAAAGGGTGTGTGACACCACTTGCTCCTTGAAAGGGTTGTGTTCTTTCCTGATATTTAAATCCTAATAAATCTAAACCTTTACGATAGGCGTCGTACCAATCATCGCGAGACGTCTTATCATTTTTGTAATCATCAATAAGTGTGCTAGATATTTTACCTAACTCATCATCTTCAATATATTCTGCTAAGTTTGAATCAAACTGTACATCCGTCATTTCTGGTTCTGGGTTTACAATAGCAGAGCCGTCCTCTTGCATTTCAATTGCTTCTACCTCCATATCAGGAGTTTCAATTGTAACGCCTTCTATTTCAATGTCTGTATTTGGTTCCCCTATTGGTCTTTCCACTGCCATTATGCTACCTCAAATATATCAATATTGCTCACAAGTCCACCCTTCGCTTTGTGCGTTGCAAATGATTCTAACATTTCTTCAGTAATCTTGATAGCGAAAACTGGCTCCATTGATTTTTTATCAGGAATAGAAATAGGCTTAATTTGGTAATTCGGATTTGTTCGCATTAATTCTCTCGCTTGATCTTCGCTTGTTAAAGTAGCCACCATATTCCCATTTTGATCGGTAACTCGGTATTGTGCTTTTGATCCTTTTTTCACCTGTACAGGCATCGTAATAACTTCTGAGTTATTTTCTTTTGCCTGCTTTTTTAAAATTTTTTCTATCGTAGAGGTGTAGTGTTTACCCTTTTCATCAACCGCATTCGGTCCACCGTAAAACTCGTCCATTCCAATACCTTTGTACTTAGAACTTTTAAATTCTCCGTTTCTTTTAAATATATCAAAACGTTCTTGTTTATCAATATCACGTAATTCCTTTGGTGTAGCAGCATTACCATTAAAACCATATCTTTCAATAACAGGATTAGAGGTTGCTGTAGCAAAGTAATCGGATGCGTTTGGATCTTTTAACACATACTTTCTGTACGCTAGTTCATATAAATCTTTTTTAATTAGAGCATCTGCCCACTCTTCTCTGTTCTTTAATGGCAGATCAGGAAACAGTCCTGACATAGTAGCTCCGTCAATTGTCATTACTTCATTTAACATCTTGTCAATGTTGTCATTCAATAGTGTTCCAAGTTTAGCTAACTCTGCATCATCCAGTTCCCGTGTTGCAATGTATTTATTGACAATGTTATCTACCTCTTCATCAAGTTTTACCATCTGTTGATTTAGTAGTTTCATTTCTTCAGGCGATTTTTCTAATGGTCTAAAGACTGATTTGTTTTCTTCAAAGAAATTAATAGTTGCCTCTGCTACACGGTTAAGACCTTGTAAGTTTGTTGATTGTTTTCCCTCTTCCTGTATCTTACGAAGAGCCGCGGCCAGTTGTTGTTTACGCATGGCTGCTGCTTGTAGAATATCTGATTGTATTTCATCCGCATACGTGACACGAACCACGCCGCTCGGATCAACGCCCGATGCTTTGGTTATCTGTTCTTGTAAATCTCTATTTCTTACAACAAGCTCATCCATTTGATTAACCAAACCTGGACTTACCTCCTCTAATTGGTCAGCATATTTTGCTATGACAGATAGTTTGGGAATATCAGACCCGAAATCAAGCAGTATATCATTAAGGTCTGCTGCACTCATTCCTCGTTGACTAGCTAATCGTCCTATTTTATTTTTTGCTTCAGCATATAAACCTTGCAAACTTCGTTCATTTTTTGTTTTTTCTTTTGTGAGTTTACTTACATTTATTTTTGTTTGTGGTCCTTCTACCTTTGGTGGCACAAATCCATAACGGTCCGAGAGCCGCGTCCAACCGACAATGTATGTATCTTGTTCATTCGGTATACCAAATTCATGACGATTTAAATTTTCTCCACCAAACATGGCTACGGGATAGTCGCCCGAGTCACCTGGTAATTTATTTTTATCTAAGTATAAAACTCTCTCACGTTGTGTATCTGGTATAGAACCTGGCTCAAAGTATCCTTCATAACGTGTACTTTTCTCGCCATTTGGATTAATGATCTCGGACCCTGAACCTGTTGCGTGTACTTTCATACCGCTTATTGGTGCTGTTCGTACTTGTGAAATAATTTCTGTTTTAGCTATAGGAGAAGTATCATCATATAATTTAAGAAGAGATGCGATACGGTAATCGTCGACCTCGGATTTTTTAATTCTGTTCTTGTTTAAGAAATCAAGGACCTCTTGTTTGTTTGCAAACTGCTCAGGTGCGTTTGTCATCGCACGTTCTATGTCTGAATAAAACACAGACGTCATTGGTTGTTGTGTTATTGGTGTAACCTCGACAGGCATTGCTGGATCTAACTCTACTTGCTCGCTAGGTGTAGGATCAAATATATCTTCTTCTGCTCTTTTAGCTTTTTCTGTTTCTAAACTCTGTGTTTGTTTCTTTGTTGGATTTGTTAATTTTTCTTTTGGTGTTGGTATTGGTGCAACCTCATTAACAGGTGCTTTACCCAATAGCTTAAAGAAAGGTAACATAAGATTTGCTGTTTCATATGATCCTTCGGGAAGGTCATCTTGAAATATATCTAGGTCTTCAGGTAAACCTGGACCTGCTGGTCTTTGTTCCACTATACCACCTTTAGCATATTTCATTTCGTCCAAAATATCTTCTCCTATATCTAAAAAATCATCTTCTGGCATTGCACCAAAAGTTTGTCCATCTATTTTTGTTATTGATCCTGACTCAGCTAGTTGCTTATCCATATCTAATAACTTAGTTATAATAGCTCTTTTCTCATCACCTGTCTTAGATTCTTTAAACAAAGCTTTTAATTGTTTAATTTCTTTTCTTACATCTTGTTCCGCTCTGTTTGCTGTGCGTCCTTGTAAAAATAAATTATCAATCTCAAGAGTTCTGTTTATATTTTCTTCAACAGCCTCTATATGGCCAAGTTGAACTTGATCAAAAGGAACTTTACCATCTCCAAATAAATTAGCAACATCTTCTAACTCATCATTATAAAACATTCTTTCTACATTAAACTTTTCTCGTTGAATAATAAGATCCGCTAATTTATCAATATCAATATTTTTTAATTGTTCTATAGCCTGCTCTACAGTTCCACCTGATTCAATTATTCTCTCTACACCTTTTGCTAAAAAATCTTTTCCTCGAACAGGGTCTACAGGAAAATCAGCTTGTTTAATTTTTTCTCTTAGTTTATTTCTTACACCATCTCTAATAAGTCTTTGTGGTTCTGATAAAACATATTCAAATTCTCTAACATATTTGGTGGGTTCTATTGTTTCTCGAATGGCATAAGGAGAAGCCAAAGGAAACTCATCTAGTTGAGATTTTAACAATGGTAAGATGGTTTGTAATTTACCATTTGCTAAACTTAACAACCATTGTTCTTCGTTTGTTAGATTTTTTAAAGCGCCACCCTTGTATGGTTTATCTACTATTACTTCATCACCAATATGTTTTGCTAACTCAGGATCTTCTTTAAATATTTTTATTAGTTCTCTAAAAGTTATTTTACCTCCACCTACTGA